ATTTACGAAAGACCACATTTGAAGCAATACTTCTTACCGGAGTAATAATATGAAAAAAATACTAATAGTGGGCCATGGTTTTGTTGGTCAAGCTGTGGATTATGGTTTTAGCCATCGTTATGTTGAAAAAACAATTGTAGATCCAAAATACGGGACAACTATCGATGGACTTGATCATTCTTCTTTTGATTTTATATTTGTTTGCGTTCCAACCCCTATGGGCGCTGACGGTTCTATTGATTATGCTATCCTTGATAGTGTTATGGAACAATTAGGACCGGCATTAAATTGTTTAAATCCACCCACAATTGTAATAAAATCTACTGTCACACCTGATATAATTGATCGTTGGTCTTACTGGCAGTCTGTTGTATACAATCCAGAATTCTTAACAGAAAGATCTGCAAAGGCTGATTTTATCAATCCAGATTTTCATATATTTGGCGGGACTGTATCAGGATGTAAGGCTGTGGAGCAACTGTATAAAAATTACAGCTTATGTAAACCGTGCCCTGTATACAAAATGACATTGGTAGAAGCTAGCTACGTTAAGTATGCAATCAACACATTCTTATCAACAAAAGTAACCTTCTTTAACCAGCTGTTTGATTCGATCTCAAAGGTTGGTGGCAACTTTAGTGTGGTAGCTAATGCTGTGGGGTCTGATCCTCGTGTGGGTCACTCACACACCTGTGTACCAGGTTTTGATGGTAAGCAAGGATTTGGAGGAGCATGTTTTCCAAAGGATTGTGCAGCATTTGTAAATTATGATAACGCGTTGACATTATTGGATAAAGTTATTACAATTAATAATGATTACAGATCCCAATATGAATTGGACGAAAGGGAAAAAGAACAAAATGTCAATTATGGATAAACTCAAGAAGAACAGCAAGATCAAAACAACAGAAGTTCTAGCTGATTCTAAGTTCTTCACAGAGAAGGACATGACACCTACGGATGTTCCTATGATCAACGTAGCTCTGTCTGGTTCTGTAGACGGTGGGCTAGCTCCAGGACTAACAGTCCTGGCTGGTCCATCCAAACACTTTAAGACTAGCTTTGCACTGCTTATGGCAGGTGCATATCTTAAAGCACATCCAGATGCTGTGATGTTGTTCTATGATTCGGAGTTTGGTTCTCCTCAATCATACTTTGAGCAGTTTGGTATTGACACTTCCCGTATTCTACACACGCCTATTGCTAACGTAGAAGAGTTGAAGTTTGATATGATTAGCCAGCTCGAAGAGATTGATCGAGAAGATAAAGTTATTATTGTTATTGACTCTATCGGTAACCTTGCATCGAAGAAAGAGCTAGAGGATGCTTTGAGCGAGAAGTCTGTTGCAGATATGTCTCGTGCAAAAGCTCTAAAAGGTCTGTTCCGTATGGCAACTCCATACTTGACTATGAAGAACATTCCTCTTCTGGCTATCAACCACACATACAAAGAGATTGGTTTGTTCCCTAAGGATGTTGTTGGTGGTGGTACTGGTATCTACTACTCTGCAGACAACATCTGGATTCTTGGTCGCCAGCAAGATAAGAAAGGCACTGAGATCCAAGGGTATCACTTTGTCATTAACGTAGAGAAGTCTCGTTATGTTAAAGAGAAGTCTAAGATTCCAATCACTGTATCGTGGGAAGGTGGCGTACAAAAATACTCTGGCTTGCTAGATGTAGCTCTGGCTGGTGGGTATGTAGTTAAGCCATCCAATGGTTGGTATCAGAATCCTTTGTATGATTCAAAGGTCCGTTATGATGAGACACTAAATAAAGACTTCTGGACACCAATCTTTGACTACACTGACTTCAAAGAGTTTCTCAAGAAGCAGTATAGTATTGGCTATCAGTCTCTAGTATCGATGGATGATATTGTGGAGGATGCTGATGGTTAAGATCCCAAATATGCTTGTTGAGAATGAAGATTATCAGCTAGTACCTGGTGAAGAAGATCACTGGAATATTAGAATCCTTAAAGGAGATTTTATTGAGTGTGTTATTAGCTTTGGTAAGATCCGTGTTGATGAAAAAAGCCATCAACTAAAGTTTGATTTCACACTACACTACTCACCAGATCCAGACCTCAGTGTTGATGATCTGGATTTACAGAAACAAGCAGCTGCTGTATTGGAGAGCGTCTTAGTTAATAACTTGGAGAACCAATGAAGATTCTAATTATGGGATTACCAGGGTCCGGTAAAACTTGGTTAGCACAACGACTACACACATACCTTGATGCTGCATGGTTTAATGCAGATGCTGTTCGCAAGATGGCCAACGACTGGGATTTCTCAGATGTTGGTCGTCGACGCCAGGCGGAGCGCATGGACTGCTATGCCACATTTGAAGGAACACGAGGCCGCAATGTAATTTGCGACTTTGTTTGTCCAACAGAGCAAACCCGCCGATCGTTTGGAGCAGATCTAATTATCTGGATGAATACAATTCAAAAAGGTCGTTATGAAGATACCAACAAAATCTTTGAACCTTTGAAAGATCGTGAGTGTAAGAACCACATTATTATTGATCATCGTATGAAAGATGGTGAGATCAAGAAACTGGCTGAATGTATTAGGAAAGAATATGGCATTTGATTGGAAGAAACCAACGACTCAGATGTTGGGTCGTTGGCAACCGTGGCATCCTGGTCACACAGCTTTGTTTAACAAAGCATTTGCTGAAACTGGACAAGTGTGCATTATGATCCGTAATGTTGGAGGTATTGTAGGTGAAGATGCTGGAGCTGGTCGCACAGCTACACAGGATGACAACCCATTTGAAATTGATGTTGTGACTAATAATATTATGCAGGCTTTATCAAAAGAAGGTTTTAATTATGGTGAAGAATATATTATCATGGGTGTACCAAACATTGTTGACATCAGCTATGGTCGTGGTGTAGGATATACATTTACACAGCATGATCTTGGTGAAGATATCCACAACATTTCTGCTACTAAGATTCGTGCTCAGTTGCGAGCAGAAGGTAAACTATGAATTATAATATTGAACAGACTGTTATTAAAAACATTCTGACCAATGAGCCTTACATGCGTAAGGTTCTACCTTTTATCAAGCCAGATTACTTTCAAGGTGTTTATCGACAGCTGTTCAATACTGTTGGTAAGCATGTTGCTAAATATAATAAACTACCAACAGTTGAGTCGTTAAAGATCGAGATTGATGCTAGTGACAAATACAATGATGAGCAATATGCTCATGCAATGGAGATCCTTCCACACCTATTTGATGTGGAAAAGGTCGACGATAAGTGGTTAGAAGACACTACAGAGAAGTGGTGTCAAGATAGAGCTATCCACAATGCTATTATGGAAGGTATTAGCATTATCGAAGGCAAACACAAGAGTCTTACTAAAAATGCGTTACCGGATCTATTGTCGAAGGCCCTCGGAGTTTCATTCGACACAAACATCGGACACGACTACATCGAGAATGCGGAGCAACGATATGACTTCTACCATGAACAAGAAGAACGAATCCCCTTTGACCTCGACTACTTCAATCGAATCACAAAAGGTGGACTCCCAAACAAGACTCTTAACATTGCTTTGGCTGGTACTGGTGTTGGTAAGTCCCTTTTTATGTGTCATGTTGCTGGTGCAGCTCTTTCACAAGGATATAACGTCCTCTACATTACCATGGAAATGGCAGAAGAGCGAATCGCAGAACGAATCGACGCCAACCTACTAAACATTCCTATGGATCAGCTGCAGCATGTATCTAAACCATTGCTAACAAGCAAGGTTGATGAGTTAGCGTCTAAGACTAATGGTAAGCTGATTATTAAAGAGTATCCTACTGGTTCTGCCCATACAGGTCACTTCCGTGCTCTGTTGAACGAGCTAAAACTGAAACGTAACTTTGTCCCAGAGATGATCTTCATCGATTATTTGAATATCTGTGCATCATCTCGAATGAAAGGTATGGGAGGATCGATCAATTCGTATACATACATTAAAGCAATTGCAGAAGAGCTTCGTGGACTTGCAGTTGAGTTTGACGTCCCGATCGTATCAGCAACACAAACGACGCGCAGTGGTTTTACTAGCTCGGACCCTGGGCTTGAAGATACGTCCGAGTCTTTT